CATCTGAAATTCAAACCCTTCACCGACCGTTCCTTGCGTGGCTGGAAAAGCTGCGCGGGCAAGTTGCGTGGACTTATCACCGACCCGACCGCGCGACCGGAGCAACCCTTGGCGACGCAGATTTCGTGCTCTATTGCCAGCCGGGCCGATGCCTTCACATCGAAATGAAGGACACGAAAACGCGCGTCTCAGCCTCGCAAAAGAAACGGCACGCCGAGCTTCTGCAATGCGGCATCTTGGTCCACATCTGCCGCGACCTCGACACAGCCATCCGGCTAGTGCTGGCATGGCGCGGGATGTCTGCCGACGCAAAGCCAAGCCTGAGCGAAGTGGCAACGCATAACCTCCGCGTGCGCGGCAACAGTGTGTTTGAATACAGGGACGGCGCACTTCATCACGTCCGCGTTGCGACCAATGACGACAAACTGAGACTTACACAATTATGAGCGAAGAACTGCAAAACCGAATCGAATCACTCAGGCGCATGGTCGAGACGCGCGACCTTGTGATAGCAGACCTGGAGCGCGAAATCCGCGAACTGCGCGAGGCGTTGCACGGCAGACCCGACCCGGAGTGGGACGGCTCGCGGACTTTGGAGGTGGCGACGTGAACACACCCGAAGAACACGCTGCCGCCGTCCTGCGCGCACCCGGACAGATCACCGTCGCTTCAATAGCGGGCGCGATTCGAGCCTATGCCGATGAGGTCAAGGGCAGTCAGATTGCCGACGCTTACAAGCTAGCGACGCTTACCGCCGAGCGCGAGGCTCGGAAGGCACTGCAAAAAGTTGTAAAGGCGCGATTCCGTCACGGCTCAGGCTGCGACTGCGACATCTGCGAGGCTATCGAACTCGCCGCCAAGCTGCCATGACCGCTCTTTCCTGCAAAGCCTGCCACAAACCATTTATGCCAAACGAACCAATCCATCAGCCAAAAACCGCATCGGGGAATTTCCACAAGGCTTGCGTGCCTGTTGATTATTCCACCTTCATCGAGCGCAAATCGCAACTCGGCAGCAACGCGGGATTCGAGCCGCTTTTCATGCCGGACTTCCTGTTCCCGTTTCAGCGCGCGCTTATTGAATGGGCTGTTCGCAAAGGACGATGCGCGATCTTCGCGGACTGCGGGCTTGGCAAAACGCCGATGCAACTTGTATGGGCGCAAAACGTAGTAGAGCGGACGTGCAAGCCCGTCTTAGTGCTGACTCCGCTTTCCGTTGGGGCACAGACGGCACGCGAGGCGGATAAGTTTGGAATCGAAGCAAAGCAATGCCGCGACGGCCAGGTTGCCGCGCCCATCACGATCACGAACTATCAGCAACTCCACAAATTCGACTGGCAGCAATTCGGAGGCGTGGTCTGCGACGAATCGTCCATCCTGAAAAACTTTGACGGCGCTTTGAAAGGTCAGATCACCGAGTTTATGCGGAAGCTGCCGTATCGGCTGCTTTGCACGGCGACCGCCGCGCCGAATGACTACATCGAGCTTGGGACGAGCAGTGAGGCGCTGGGCGACTTGGGCTTTATGGACATGCTAAATCGTTTCTTCAAGAAGTCGGAAACGACAATGAGCCGAAGTGAGGAATTTCGCAGCGGCCTTTATCGTTTTCGCGGGCACGCGCAACATGACTTTTGGCGGTGGATTTGTTCATGGGCGCGAGCAGTTCGCAAACCTTCCGACCTCGGCTTTCCCGATGATTCCTACGCCTTGCCGCCGCTGCAAACCGTGGAGCACATTATCAAAGCGCGAACGGTCAACCCCGACTTTCTTTTCGACATGCCCGCGGTCGGTTTGCAAGAGCAACGAAGCGAGCGCCGGAGGACTATTGGCGAAAGGTGCGAACTGGCGGCAAGCCTAATCAATGCGACCAACAAGCCCGCCGTCGCGTGGTGTCATCTAAACGAAGAGGGACACATGCTGGAAAAGATGATTCCCGATGCCGTGGAGGTTGAGGGAAACGATTCCGATGAGTTCAAGGAGGAAACTTTTCAAGCCTTCTCCGCTGGTCAGATTCGCGTCTTGGTTTCCAAACCTGTAATCGCCGGATTTGGTTTGAACTGGCAGCACTGCGCGCATCAAACCTTTTTCCCGTCACATTCATTCGAGCAATGGTATCAGGCCATCCGCAGATCGTGGCGCTTTGGTCAGGACAAGCCGGTTCGCGTTGACGTTATCGCCAGCGAAGGCGAGCGCGGAGTCTTGTCGAATATGAACCGCAAAGCGCATCAGGCGGAGCAAATGTTTTCGAGGCTGGTTGAACTAATTAACAACGAGCTTCGGATTGAAAAGAAAAGTGAAGCAACCAAACCAACCCAAATCCCATCATGGCTATAATCAATCAGACAATCGCGCCGAAATACGCGCTTTATAATTCCGACTGCATCGAGGTAATGAAGTCGCTACCGGATGAAAAGATTGACCTTTCGATCTACTCGCCTCCGTTCTGCGGGCTTTACAACTACTCGTCAAGCGAGCGCGACCTTTCCAACTGCAAAAGCTATCAGGAGTTTTTCGTTCATTACCGATACGTCTTGGAGGAACTATATCGCCTCACCAAGCCGGGCCGCGTGACCGCCGTGCATTGCATGGATGTCCCCGGCAAAGGAAACGGCAACACTGCGCGCATGGGCTGTGGCGCGAACGCTGGCGCTGGTCTGATTGACTTTCCGGGCGACATTATCCGGCTACATGAGCAATGCGGATTCCACTTCACGGCCCGCCGCGCCATCTGGAAAGAGCCGCTCGGCGTGCGACTGCGGACGATGGCAAAGGGATTGGCACACGCGCAGATTGTGGAGGATTCAACGCTTTGCGACGTTGCGAGCGCTGATTACCTTCTAACATTCCGCAAGAAAGGCGAGAACGCCGTGCCTGTTTCGCATCCGACCGGGCTTCATTCCTACGCTGGTGAGCGGGTTATTCCGCACGAATTGCAGACCTACAAAGGACACACCGGGAAGCAGACAGAAAACCGATTCTCTCATTGGATTTGGCGGCAATACGCGAGCAGTTTTTGGGATGACATCCGCATTGACCGCGTTCTTCCGTATCAGGAAAGCCGCGAGTCGGATGACGAGCGCCACGTCCACCCGCTGCAACTCGACGTAATCGAGCGCGCGTGCGTTCTGTGGAGCAACCCCGGCGAGGTGGTGTTCACGCCTTTTATGGGCGTCGGAAGCGAGGTTTATGGCGCGGTCTTGAACGGGCGCAAGGGCGTCGGTGTGGAGTTGAAAACCGCCTACTACAACCAAGCCGTGCGGAATCTCGCCGCCGTGGAAAACCACGTTGAGCAGGAATTGATCCCGGTATGACCGACGACCACTGGAAACTCACCGCCGCTTATCTCGCATCCTGCCACGCCGCGACGTTGGAAGGACTGCCCAAATCCGTCTCGAAACGCGAGCGGGAGCGGTTTAAAAGCATTTGCCGGAAAGCGGCGAGGCTTCTGCGCGAACTCGAAACGCCGAAACCGGCTGGCAACCGCGTTGCCGATGCTATCGCACGATGCGAAAGAAATGGGGTATGACCGACGACCTGTTCAGCTTTCGCTACCCGTCCGCTCCGGGACACCGCGACACCGATACCAGCCGAGAGGCCGCGTCGGACATGGCCGGCCGCGTGACAGGGCTGCGTTTGGCGGTCCTCGGCGCGCTAGAGCAGGACCGGACAGCGGACGAGTGCGCTGCGGTGCTTGGCGAGTCTGTGCTGGCGATCAGGCCACGCCTGACCGAGCTAAAGCGCCTCGGGCGCATCCACGACACGGGCGAGCGCCGGCCAAACGCGAGCGGGAAACGGGCGATTGTTTGGAGGTTGCGGTGAGCTACGACGTTTCCGCATGGCACGAAAACGGCATCTATGCCGGGTTTCACGGCAGGCTCGCCAAGGAGATGCTTCGTAATGTAGCGGAGCAGGCTAGGCCAATTCGCCGCAAAACTCAGCGGGTGGATCAGGCTATTGGATTCAATGTGCGGACAGACGACGACTTTTTGGAACGAGTTGCGCGCCGGATATTGACCGATGAGGAATTTGAGCGGATCAAGGCGTGGAACGCGGAGAAACCATCTGACGCGATGCGGGCGAAGATGGCCCGGAACGCCAGAGGACCAGTAAAACTTTCGTGGCAGGAATACATGCAAAACCCGCTTCATCGCTGGATGTCGAGGAAACCGAAGGAGCAGCCGTGAAAAACCGCTTGCAATCGGCGCGGGGGCAAAGCGCCGTTAAACTCTGTGTAAAACAACGCTTTACAGTTAACTTAACGTAGTTTATGATTCCTTCCATGTATGCCAAACTGTTTTCCCGAATTGCTCAAAGCTCTCTGATGGAAGAGGACGTTGAGGTTCGCTACTGCTTTATGATGCTGCTCGCCATTGCCGACTCGACCGGCGACGTGATCGGCACCGACATCGCGCTTGCCCGCACTGTCAACCTTCCGCTCGATACGTTTCGCCGTTGCATCGCAGAATTGATGGAACCAGACCCCGACTCAAACTCGCAGGTTGTTGAGGGTCGGAGGATTGTTTTGAGCGAAAACGGGCGCGGCTATCGCGTGGTTAATTACGTCACCTATCGGCAGATTAAGACCAATGACGAGAAGCGCGCATACATGCGGGAGTATATGCAGCGGCGTCGTAAAGGGCTGAAAGCTAACGATGTAACCCCATGTAAAACTCTGTTAAGCGATGTAACACATTCAGAAGCAGAGGGAGAATCAGAAGGAGAAGCAGATACAACCCTCCCACCTTCCCCGCCGCAAACGGCGAAGAGGACAAGGAAAGTGGTGCCTCGCTTGGAATGTCCGGCCTTTCGAGAATTTTGGACAGCCTACCCAAACAAAAAGGCAATCGCAAATGCCGAAGCCGCTTGGGTAAAGCACGATTGCGCCGGAATGGTTCCGCAAATTTTAGCGACCATTCGCAAACTCAAAACCTCCCCGCAGTGGGTTAAAGACGGGGGATCGTTTATTCCTCACCCTGCGACATGGCTCAACGCTCGCGGATGGGAGGATGAGCTTTTGCCAGTGATTACGCAACCGCGCGTCAAAGCTACCGTATGACACCCGCCTTTCTACGCCACGCCGAGCAATCCCAAGTAGCCGCACTCAGCGCGCTCCGAAACAATCTGACCGAAGCCGGGGCGATGCTTTCGACATCGGGCGTGACCGAGGCCCATTTTTACGATCATCACCGGGAGGTTTTCGCGGCGCTCATGGAAATGTGGCAGCAGGCCAAGCCGTTCAATTTCCGGTCGCTGGCAATCCGGCTCCGCGAAATGGGGTCAACGATTGAGGAAACGGCGCTGCAAACGATCTTCTCCGAATCCTCGCCCATGCACGCGCTGCCTACCACGATTGGCGCTTTGCTGCGCTGTGAGGCGTCCAGGCGGCTTTACAAGCTCGGTCAACGGCTTACCGGCAGCGCCTTCGACCTGACCGCCGACATCGAGGATGAACTGGCGCAAGCCCGCGCTGAGTTGGACGCTGTGACCGTTGAGCCTGACCGCGAGGAAACCAGCTTGGCGCATTTTCTCAAACAAGCCGTTCAGGAATTGGAAGGGCACGCGACCAGCCCCGACGTGATCGAGTTTGGTCTTGGTCTTGATCCGATTGCCGGGCCGTTTATGCGCGGGGATTTGATCGTGATAGCAGCGGAAACCAAGGGCGGAAAATCGGCCATCGCCGGGAACATTGTGGAAAACGTCGCTGCCGCTGGCAATCGGTGCCTTGTGTTCTCCCTCGAAATGACGGGAGTGCAGACCGCCGAGCGGATGCTGGCCAGTCAGGCCCGTGTGGACATTCGATCCATGAAAATGCGCTTTCGGATGCGTCACGAAATGCAGTTCACGTCTCAGGACAGCACCGAGCTTGCGCGCATGGAGTCCAGTGCGGCGCGGATGAAGGATTGGCCGGTGGACATCCTCACCAAAAAGGCCAGCGTCGCTGCGATGTCCGCCGAGATCATCCGCCGCAAGCCCGCGCTCGCCGTG